ACAGCTTCTAAATGAAGAAGAGCGTAAACAATACGTCATAAAGTTCAACATTGACACACTTTTAAGAGGTGATTTCAAGACTAGGACAGAAGGCTATGAAAAACTGTTAAGAAGCAGTGTTATCACAGTCAATGAGGTGAGAGCATTAGAGAATATGAACCCAGTCGAAGGTGGAGATGTCCGTTACATACAAAGTAATAACATGACTCCTGTAGACAATAAAGGAGATACCGATGAAAACAATTAAGATCGATGGAGAGATAGGGTGGGATACCACTGCAAATGATATAAAAGGCGAACTCTCCCGCACAAGTGGAGACATAAGAGTTGAAATATCAAGCCCAGGTGGGAGTGTATTTCAAGGCATAGAGATATTCAACGCTTTAAAGAACTATAAAGGCGGGAGCGTTGAAGTAGTTATCACTTCACTGGCTGCATCCATAGCCTCATATATCGCGCTTGCAGGGGATACGATAAAAGCACACGATAATGCAGTGTACATGATACATAATGCGTGGGCCGTTGCCGTTGGGGACCATCATGCCATGGCGAAGAGAGGTTCTGTTCTTGAGGGGCTTTCCAACATCATTGCGAAGAAGTACATAGAGATAACCGGAAAAGAAGAGTCAGAGATCAAAAAGATGATGGATGATGAAACTTTCTTCTATGGCGATGAGATGAAAGATGCAGGATTTGTACATGCCATCGTGGAGACAGAGGATGAAAAAGACGGAGCAAGTGCAAAGGCGTTTGCAACAGAGCAGTTCAGTGCGTGTATAAGTGGCATGAAGCAAAGAGAGAATGATGACTTTGAAGCAGCTGCTGCACTCTTAGAAAAACTGGAAGAACCGAAGCCAACTGCTCAATTGAGCGATGAAGAAGGTGCGACATCAGAGGTTGAAGCAAACGCTTCTAAAGTAAACGCGATTAATGCGCGATTAAAACAAAAGGAAAAATCAAATGGATAAGTACCAAAAAAGAGCTTCACTTTTAGCTCAAATGCGTGCGTTTACAGATGCGCACCCAGAAATGAACGATGCTCAAGTAGAAGAGTATGAGGGTATCGAAAAAGAGTATGACACTATCGATGCTTCTATTAAAAGAGAAGAAAGACAAAACACAAGAGAGACAAGTCTAAGTGCAGCGACATCAAGCGCTTTAGTATCAGATGAGCCTACAGCAGCGACTTCAATGGATGAGTATAAAGCTGCATTTGACAAATATGTAGCCACTGGTGACTTTTCTGGCATCAAAGCAGCTATGACAGTTGGTACAGCTGCAGATGGAGGGTATATCGTTCCTGTAGAGTACCATGATATGATCATTGCTAAACTGAATACCATCGGCAGAACAAGAGGTATCTCAAATGTTATCAGAACAGCAGCAACGACTAACTTTGCAGTAGAGGGTGATGCTCCTACTTTTGCATGGGTTACTGAAGGCGGAGCTTACGGTGAGACAAAGTCTACATTTGGACAAAAAACACTCAACGCGTACAAGCTTGGCGGTATCATCAAGGTATCTGAAGAGTTGCTTCAAGACAACTTTATCAACTTTGATGCTTATATGGCGGGGCAAATTGCAAAAGGTATCGATAAAGCTGAATCTACAGCGTTTGCAGTTGGTACAGGCTCAGGACAGCCAGAGGGATATGCAACGAACTGTACGGTAGGTAGTAATTCAACTACTGCTGCTATCGCTGCAGTGACTGCAGATGAATTTATCGATATTTACTATGATCTTAAAGAAGAGTACAGAGCAAACGCTTCTTGGAGAATGACAGATATGACTGAAAAAGCGGTCAGAAAACTCAAAAACTCAAACGGTGATTACATTTATGCTCCTGCGATGAACGAAGGAGAAAGACCTACATTACTTGGTAAGCCTATCGTTATCGATCCTGATATGGCTGAACTTGGAACAGGTAATAAATTTGCCGTTATCGGTGACTTTAAAAATTACCAGATTGCTGACAGAGGAGAAATGAGCATTCAAAGACTTGATGAACTGTATGCAGGGAATGGTCTTGTAGGGTTCAAGGTATCTAAACGTGTAGACGGTAAGCCTATGCTTGCAGAAGCATTCAACGCAGGTCAGAACGCATAAGGATAAGAAATGAAACTGATCCTACTACAGCACCTTAGCGGTGCTAAAGCATATGATGCAGGCGAAGAGATAGAGGTCACAGACCAGGAGGCTCTTCGCTTCATCAAAAAAGGTATTGCGAAAGCAAAAACCAAGAAAGCGCATGAAGACTTGCTGAGTAAGGCTGAAAAGCTTGAAAAAGAAGAGTCAGAGAAGCAAGCAAAACTCATCGCTATCCAAAAAGAAAGCGAGTTGAAGGTAGAAGCGAACTTACTGCTCAATGATCTTCTTAAAATCGTTGATACGTTGAGTTCTGTTAACCCTGAGTATCGCGATGAATTCTTAGCAAAATTCCAAGAACAGTTTGTCGGAGAGGGTAAAGGCGAGTAATGAAAACTAGAAATAGATCTACAGCAATATCACTACCGGTAACACTTACGGAAGCAAAAGCTTTTTATCGTGTGATAGGAACTGATCAGGATGTAGAGATTACTAGAACATTATCACTTGCTACTGAAAAAGCTGAACAGATCACAAACCGCCAAATAGTCAGAGCAACTATGGAAGCATTCTGTGATACGTTTAAATCATCTTTTGCCATTCCGAAGCCACCGTTAGTATCGGTGACCAAGGTTGAGTATATAGATGTGAATGATGCAATACAGCCATGGACAGATTATTACATTGATGATGTGATCGAGCCGGCTGTGATCTATTTTAATACAGTGCCTGCAGATGTCAGGACAGAAGGTGCAAATAATGTGATCATTACTTATGAGTGTGGTTATGCAGAAGTGCCGGAGTCCATAAAGTACTTTGTTCTGAACTACGGATTGACTCGCTTTGAGAACCGCGAGGGAGAAGTGCTCGGGACTATCGTCAATGATGATATTGCTGAGAATGTAAAGCACTTACTAGACGATTATAGGATTATACCAGTATGAGAATAGGAAGCCTTAGACACTTGGTCAGCATAGAAGAGTACACCGAAGCCACAGATTCTCTTGGCGGTGTGTCTCTTACATGGACGGAGTTTTCAAAGGCATATGCGAACATCGCGCCGTTAAATGGGAAAGAGAAGTATGTCAGTGCTGAAAAGCATGCAACATCTACTCACCAGATCACGATACGGTATCTTTCTGGGGTAAACCCTAAAATGCGTGTGGTTTACGGAGCACAAGTATTTGAGATCGTCTCGGTGGTCAATGCAGGTATGCGAGACAAAATGATGCAACTAATAGTAGAGGAGGAAGCAGACAATGACTGATGAATTTAAAGCAGTTCAAGAGGCATTGGGAAAACTTCCTGCTGCACTTCAAAAGAAAGTTGTTGTAGGCGCAGCAAGAGCGGCAGCAAAAATCATAGCCGATGAAGCAAAAGAGAGAGCTCCTGTAAGGTCAGGACTTCTTAAAAAAAGCATCGATGTAGCCAAAGCAAAACCAAAAGATACCCCACAAGGGCATATAAAGTTCTATGTAGTGCCAAAGTCAAAGAATTATGTGAGCGGTGTTCTTCAGAGCAATGGTGTTGCATTTGCGAAGATCAAGTTTCAGAAGAACGCTTACTATGCACACATGGTTGAGTTTGGTACCAAGAATATGGCAGCACGTCCATTTCTAAGACCTGCTTTTGAAAACAGCGGTGATAAGTCTATCAAGGCTTTTCAAGAGTACGCACTTAAGCGTACTGAAAAAGAGATCAGGAAGTTGTCCGTATGACAGAAGCAGATCTATATTCACATCTTAGCGGGAATGTGGCATCGGTGTCGGGTAGAGTTTACCCGAACATCATGCCCCAGGACTGCCAAAAACCCGCACTTGTCTATACGGTCATTTCCGATATAGACAACCAGGGGTTAGAGGGGTGTGTGTCTTCTAACAATATGAGGTTTCAGGTAGATGTATATGCCCCCTCATATATGGAGGCAAAGACAGTAAAAAACGAGGTGAAAGCAGCACTCTACACTTTTAGTCTTTATCCGATGAATTTAAACTCAACGGATGGATTCGAAGAGGAAGAAGAGCTTTTTAGACAAATTATAGATTTTACATTGAGGAGTAAATAATGGCATTAGCTATAGAGACACCATTCACAGGTACGGTGGTTGAAGTAAGTGATGATAGCGGTACAACTTGGGAAAAGTTCGTATGTAACGAAGGTGCGATTGACATCGACTGGGGTGTTGCAGATGAGACAGAGTTCACTTGTCTTGAATCAGGAGTAACAAAAACGATCTTTGGAGCAAA